TATCCGGCATGCTAAAGACCCTCAAAGGCTTTATAATTACTTTAAGTCAATGGAAGCCGAGATTATTGCTCTTGCTCCCAAAAGTCCTTGGCTGGTTGCGGCAGGTCAAATTGAGAATTATGAAAATGATTGGAAAGTAGCGAACTCTAAAAATTTAGCTTATCTCGAATATAATCCTTTGACCTCTCAGGGTGGGGTTGCGGTTCCGCCTCCCCAACGCATTGATCCTCCGCAAGTTCCAACCGCGGCTGTTAATGCAATGAGAGAGGCCTCCGACGATATCAAAAGTACAACCGGTATTTTTGATGCTTCCCTTGGGGCCCAAGGTAATGAGTCCTCAGGCCGAGCAATTGTCGCCCGTCAAAAGATGGGTGACAACGCAACGTGGCATTTCCAGGACAATCTGGTGCGAGCCGTCAGACATATGGGAAGAATTTTTGTTGATCTTATCCCACAAATTTATGATACTCCTCGTGCAGTACGGATTCTTGGTGAGGATATGGCTGACGAGATTGCATTGGTCAATCAGATGCACCATGACGATAAAGACGGTGAAGACAAAATCTATGATTTGACAGTTGGTAAATATGATGTTGTCGTAGATGTTGGTCCTTCCTACGAGTCAAAACGTATGGAGACGGCCGAGAATCTTACCAATATCATCCAGGCCATCCCACAGATTGGTCAGGTATGTAGTGATATTCTTGTCCGTAACCTGGACTTCCCTGGTGCCTCGGAACTTGCTGATAGACTGAAAAGAACTGTTCCGCCTAACCTCCTTGAAGATCCTAATAGTAAACCTAACAAGATTTCAGATGCAGAAGTGCAGCAGATTGTTATGGATTTACAGGGTTTACAACAGCAATTACAGATGGCAGGCCAGGAAAAGCAGCAGATGACTGGAATGATCAAGGCCTTGGAGAGTCAGTTAAAAGATCGGTCGATGATTGAGCAGAATAAACAGGACACGGCTGTAATCCGGGCTAATGCTCAGGTACAGACCGCAGCGATGAAGGCTCAATTGGAACGTGACAAACTGGAACACGAAGGCGTTAAGCATGTCGTGGATTCCGCAATTCAGATCAATACTAATCAGAAGGATGTGATTGGTCTTCGATAAATAATGGTCAGGCACCAGCGCCTTTCGCTGAGGATAATTACAAAGGATAAATTATGTCAGACCCGGTTGAAGTAGCCGAGACAGAAGTACCGGAAGTTGTAGAGGAAACCACTGCCGAAGGTCAACAGGAACCAGCCGAACCCAAGGCTGAAGAAAAGCCTGCTGAAGAGAAGGCGGAAGAGGCTCCTAAAAAGAATCACGATACAAGACGGTGGGAACGTCTTATGCGTGAGAGGGCTGAGTTCAAAGCTAAGGCTGATTGGTTGGAGCAACAGTATAGTAAACAGAATGCTCAGACTCAACCGGCCAATGACAGGCCAGCCAGAGACCAGTATGCCAACGATGAAGATTACGTTGATGCACTGACAACTTGGAAAGTAGATCAGAAACTATCAGGTGTAAAGCAGGAACTTGCTCAGCACCAGAATCAGAGCCAGACCCAGGCCAGCTGGATATCTAAGATCAACCAGGCGAGAGCTGATTACAGCGATTACGATGCCGTCATGGAAGATTCCCAGGATATACGGATTACGCCTGAAGTCGCAGAAGCGATACAGTCATCCGAGCTCGGAGGCGACATTGCTTATTACCTGGCTAAGAATCCTGTAGAGGCTGAGAGGATCAACTCACTATCACCAATAGCAGCAGCCCGTGAAATCGGCCGGATTGAAAGCTATGTGGAATATGAGAAGACTAACAAACCCAAAGTTCCTGTAAGTAAAGCACCAGTTCCTATAAAACCGGTTAGATCCTCAACGGGCTCCGGGACAAAAAGCCTAGAGGACATGAGCCCAGCCGAATTTATTGCATACCGCAATAAGCTGGGAAAACAAAGATAACTATTAACAAAGGATAAAGTATGTCTAACAGTTTTCTGTCCCCAACCGTAATCGCGAAAGAAGTACTTCGCATATTACACAACAGTCTGGCCTTCACTAAAAAAGTGAACCGTCAGTATGACTCCAGTTTTGCCAATAGTGGTATTACCGTTTCCGGTAAAGCTGGTCCGAGCCTTCGCGTTCGTAAACCGAACCGTTATACAGTGACGGACGGAGCCGCTTTACAGGTGCAAGACAACGTGGAAGAGTACGTGACTGTAAGTTGTACCACCCAAGAGCATGTTGGCATGAAGTTTACTTCTGCTGACCTTACTCTTACCATCGACGATTTCTCCGAGAGATATCTGAAACCCGCAGCTCTTGCCCTCGCAAGCAAGATGGACCGGGACGGACTTGCTCTTTACAAAACTGTTTGGAACAGCGTTGGAACTCCGGGAACTTCCCCGGGTTCGGGTATGACAGCAGCCCAGGCTTCGGCAATCTATCTTGGTGCCGGTGCCATCCTTGACGAGTACACCACTCCTCGGGATAATCAGCGGTCAGTTGTTCTTAATCCCGTTGGTATGGCTACTACGGTAAGTGCCCTCGGTGGATTGTTCCAGAGTGCAACCAAGATCGCTGAGCAGTACGAAAGCGGTATGATGGGAACTTCTCTTGGGATGAATTTTGCCATGGATCAGCAGATCAACAGTCAGGTCACCGGTACTCTTTGCGCCGATACTTTGGTTAAAGTTAAAGGTGCATCACAGTCCGGTTCGAGCCTGCTTTGCGATGCAACCACTGGCGAAATTGCCCATATTGGAGAGGTGTTTACGGTTGCAGGAGTTTATAGCGTTAATCCGGAGTCCTTTCAGTCAACTGGACGTTTACAGCAGTTTGTTGTGACCGCGGATGCCACTGCTAGTTCAAGCGAAATTACGCTTTCTATCAGCCCGAGCATTTATGCAACCACAACTTCGGCTGGAAAACAGACCGTTACAGCCCTCCCGGCTGATGACGCCGCTGTAACGTTCTATGACACCACGGCTTCGGCCACTCGTCCCCAGAACCTCCTTTACCACAAAGATGCATTTACCTTGGTAAGTGCTGACCTTGTGTTACCAGAGGGAGTTGACTTCCGGGCACGTCAGGTTCACGACGGAGTTTCTGTCCGTATCGTTCGTCAATATAACATCAATGGCGATGAGCTTCCTTGCCGTCTTGATGTTCTTTACGGATGGAAAGAGTTGTATCCGTTCTTCGCAGCACGTATTTGGGGTTAATAAGTAGAAACGGGAGAGGGTAAAACCTCTCCCAATCATCCATCAATCAATAAGGAGTAACTATGTCTAATTATTTTCGTATTATAGATCAGTGTCCCGATGGTGCAACCCTCGGGGATAGTTCCAACGCAAAATGGGCGGCACATGGTGCAACCCCGTGCGGCCAACAGACTGCACCGACAGCGTTGACACCTGCAACTGATACGACTTCTACTATCAGCACAGCGGTCAACCTGATTCGTACGGCTTTGGTCAACAAAGGTATTATTGCCTAAGTATAACCGGGGGGACTCTCTCCCCGGATTTATCTACCCTGGCGTCCTGCCAGAGACTTTAACATTGGAGAAATATTATGGCTCGTGCTTACCCGGGATATGTTTATCAACCTTACCCGAGAATGATTTACAGTAAGGATTATGGAGTTTTAGGTTATAAGATTGTAAATAGTGAAGAGGAAGAGAAGGCACTTTTGAATAAACCGGAACCAGTTAAAAAAGTAGAACCGGTGGCCCATAGTACAGTAAAAAGTAAATTAAAATACACGATCGAAGGATAAATTATGGCCGGTACAGCTTTAGAAATTATCAAGAGGTCGCTTAGATTATTGGGCGTAGAAGCCTCTGGTGAAACCCCAGGAGTCAATGAGTCCAATGAGGCCTTGACCGTCCTTAATCAGATGATAGAGCAATGGTCTAACGAGAAATTGATGCTCTATACTTTGGTTAATAATCTATTTGCTGTAACTGCTGGTACTACTACATATACCATGGGTCCAGTGGGCTCAGGGGCTACGTGGGAGTCCTCTCAGGCTGTACGGCCTATGCAAATCCAAAGGTATGCAGGCTTTATCCGTGCTAACCAGTCCGGCCTTAATACTGACTATGCCATGGATTATTACCCTAATGACAGGTTCCAAAATATCTTTCAAAAAGATATTTCGACGAATTATCCTTATGCATGGACTTGTGACTGGGCTTATCCAATAGCAACGGTACGCATTTATCCTAAGCCCACTATTACAACTCAATTCGGCTTGACCGAGTATGCTCAGTTAACCAAGTTTAATTCGTTAACTGACCAGATAGTGATGCCTCCAGGTTATGAGGCAGCTCTTGCGTGGAACCTTTGCCTTGATCTCGCCCCAGAGTACGGGGTTGAGCCATCGGCGGTTGTAATTGACAGAGCAAAAGAGACCAAATTTGTCATTAAAAGGGCTAATGCCCAGCCGGTACTTATGAGCGTTGATAGGACTCTATTGACACATGGTATTTACTCAATTTACGGTGATAGATAGCTTTCAAATTTTTTTTCGGGAGCCTTAAATGGCCAAATGTAGCATAATTGGTGCAGCTTATAGGGGTAGGTCTGTTGGAATAGACAGCCAAGAGTGCATGAACCTATACCCCGAAATGAGCCCCTCAGGAGAAGCCAAGAATGTTGGAGCTCTTATAGGCACCCCTGGGCTCAAACTCCTCTGTACCATGGGTACAGAGGCTTTGGGATGCCGCGGTATGTTTGTTACAGCCCGTGACCGACTGCTTGTTGTCACAGGTAATAAACTCTATGATATCAATACCAATGATTACTCCAGCATAACTCTTGGCACCCTAAGTACTTATACCGGCAAAGTCTCATTTGCTGAGACTGATATACAGGCCTCTCCCACTAATTTAGCTTCTTCCCAGGTCATGCTTGTAGATGGCCAATATGGATATGTTCTTAATACGGGCACGAACGTTTTTACCCAAGTTACCGGGGATTACCTTCCTGGTACAAGTATCGTAGCACAAAATGGATTTTTCATCCAAAATTTGAATGACAGTAATAAATTTATTTTTAGCAATTATCTGACTGGACTTACCTGGGAGGCCTCACTAAATTTTTATGCGGCGGAATCAAGCCCTGATCCAATTTTAAAGATATCCCTTCTCAATAATCAATTGTGGCTTTTTGGTTCTAAGACAGTTGAAATTTGGAATTTTGTGGGGGATTCGGCCAATGATCAAATGTGGGTCAGGTCTGGTATAGGCTATCAAAATTTTGGTATAATTAACGGCTATTGTTCGACAATTATAAATGGGCATATTTTTTGGATTGGCTCTGGGCCTGATGGTCAAAATATCGTATGGCACTCTGGGCCTTCTTATGCCCCGGAAAGAGTCTCTACTCATGCAATAGAGTACATAATCACTAAGATGGGCAAGATTGATGATTGCGTCGCATTGTCATATCAGAGCGAAGGACATCAGTTTGTAATTTTCAATTTCCCTTCTGGTAATCGTACATTATGCTATGACTTGACAACTGGTCTTTGGCATGAACGTGGAGACCTGGAAGTTTCCCATGGTATTAATAATCGGCATCGGGCTATGTTTTGTGTTAACTGGGGCAATCGGATTATCGTAGGAGATAACGAAAATAATAATCTTTATGAATGGTCATTGGATCAATATACTGACAACGGTAAATTAATCAAAAGGGTCAGGACTTGCCCTCACATACATAATGAGCGGCATAGGATATTTTTTCATCAATTGGAAATAGATCTTGAAAAAGGTGTAGGAATGTTTGAGCCGCCTACAACCCCTGAGGACCCAACGACGCCGTCACCGACAACCCCAGCACCGGAACCGGATTAATTATGAGTATATCTAATCCACAAATAATGCTAAGATACTCAAATGATGGCGGGTATTCCTACTCGTCAAATGAGATCTGGCAAAATGTTGGTAAAATCGGAGAGCGTTTAGTCCGTGTTCGTTTTAATAAATTAGGTATGTCAAGGGACAGGGTTTTTCAACTTACTATGACAGATCCGGTCAAATGGGTTCTTATAGACGCCAGGATGGACATCACGGCGGAAAAGGTTTAAATGTCAATATCTACCGGCATACAAGGTCTTACAGGCCTTCAAGTTTCTCGAAAGAATCCGCCTCCGGTACGGACTCCCATTTACCCGTCTGTCACCGATCCGATGGATTGGAACTGGGCTAAATGGTTTGATGATCTTAATAGTAAAGTAGTTGATACGACTGGGTCAGGTGGTAGTGGGGCTCAGGGTGTTACAGGTTACCCCGGTATTAATGGTACTGATGGAATTCAAGGGGTCACAGGTTACCCAGGTATTGATGGAGCCCAAGGTATTCAAGGCGTTACAGGACAGCAAGGAATTCAAGGCGTTACAGGGCAACAAGGTATTCAAGGCGTTACAGGACTTATAGGGGATACAGGACTACAGGGCTTGGCAAATTTTATAGAGTCCCCTATTTTCCCTGCCATTGTATTGGAACCGGTTTTACTTTGGAACCAAACGGACGAAGCGTTGTTTGTCGGCGTCACTGGTATACAAGATTGGGTGCAAATTGGTGCCGGAAGTCAAGGGACTACTGGGCTTCAAGGTTTCACTGGGCTGGCTTTAGGAGCTACTGGTATCCAAGGCCTCACAGGAATATTAGGGATAGATGGACAGACTGGAATTCAAGGTGTTACAGGGATATATGGACAGACAGGAATTCAGGGTCTTACAGGAGTTATAGGACAAACAGGGATTCAAGGGGACACGGGTATAGAGGGACAAACAGGTATTCAGGGTCTTACTGGTTTCTATGGGCTCACAGGACTTTATATTCAGGGAGAGACCGGGATTCAAGGTTTTACAGGTATTTATGGGTTGACTGGGATATATGGACAAACAGGAATTCAAGGACAGACTGGATTCTATGGTCTGCCAGGTGTTACTGGACTCCAAGGCTTTACTGGCATAGATGGACAGACAGGAATTCAAGGCCTCACCGGGTTTTACGGACAGACAGGAATTCAGGGTCTTACAGGTTTATATATCCAGGGGGACACGGGTATCCAAGGCGTTACTGGAATATATGGCGGGACAGGCATACAAGGATTGGCAAATTTTATTGAATCCCCCACATATCCGTCAATTACGGTGGAGCCAATTTTTCTTTGGAATCAGACAGATGAAGCCTTGTTTGCCGGTGTCACTGGTATAAGCCCTTGGGTGCAAATCAGTGCAGGAAGTTTACAAGGGGCACAAGGTCTCCGTGGTTTACAAGGGAATACTGGAATTCAAGGACGGACAGGAATTCAAGGCGTTACGGGCATTCGTGGGTTTACCGGACTGGCTTTAGGCGCAACCGGAATATTGGGTGTGACTGGGATTGCTGGTAATACCGGCATACAGCCATCACCCAGCTGGACTAGTTATGGGAGCTCAGTCATTACCGAAGGTTGGGCATCTTTTACTTCTAAACTTTATAGATACTCGACTTTGGGTAAAATTATATTTGTCAATGCTGTTTTACAGGGTACGTCCAACAGCGGTACAATGTCATTTTCCGTGCCAGTTAAAAAATCCGTACTTGCTGGCGGATCCTATGCATATGCCGTTGGGACGGACAACGGTGGAGCTGCAAATTCTTATTATTCGTTGGATTCTGATTCGTCAACGGTTTATGTATATCTGAGCTCGGGATCATCTTGGACGTCAACCGGGACTAAAGGTATAAATGCACAATTTTTTTATGAAATTGATTAAAGGAGAATAATATGTCTTTCCCAAGTAGTCCTACAGATGGCCAGTTATACACCACTGCCCTAGGAACCCGTTATTATTATGTGGAGGATGACACCGCGTGGAAAATTTTAGGTGGTATAGGTGGTGTCACTGGTATTCAGGGTGTTACAGGTATATATGGTCTTACAGGTATCCAGGGCTATCAAGGTGTTACTGGGTTGGAGATGGCACAAGGATGGTCAGGGACTGCTGGTAAAATTGCTAAGTTTACGGACAGCACTACCATCGGGGACTCGGTTCTCACCGAAGCAGCCGGTGCGGTCACTTGCAGCGGTGCGCTTAATAGCTCTTCCGGTCAATCAAGCTTGAACGAACTGGTCGTCCGTACTACAGACCCAGGCCAGTCTTTATTGACAGTTTGGAAGACAGACTCAACAAGTGCTGCCAAAATTGCTGTAATTACCCCGGACGCATTTAATCCCACTGACGGTCACGAATTAGATTTTGTAAATTACCCTCTCAATTACCAGCAGACAGGTAATGGTCCAGACGGAACGAATGAGGGTGGTGGAAACGAAATACTTTCTGACGGCGCAACATACCTGGAAATCAATCAGGCCGAGACCGACGCCAAGACACATTTGACTTACCAGCATGCTACAAGACTTCTTGTTGATTCGACTGGTGCAAAAGTAAATCGTCTTGACCCTTTTGGTTCTACCAGACTCAAACTGGGTGGGGAGGTTACTCTCACCGATGGGACGATGTTCGGCCAACAGGCAGGATTTACAAATGATGTTACAGGTCTTTACCCGGCCGATGTGTGTTTTACTATAGTACCACAAAACGGCGGTCTTGCACAGACCGGTTCACCGATTATCACTGGCTTTGGTAAAACAGACGGCTGCATCACCAGAGTACCTGGGTTAACT